CGATGCTCGAAATGGCGTTGAATCATTTGACTGGACAACACCAGATAATGTTAGCGGGAAAAAATGGGTGTGCCGTCAGTGGCAGAAGTCGATGATTGCCTTTAATATCAATAGCGTATCGTGTCAGTTTGAGGAGGTGGCAGAACCATGACGGCGGGTACTTGTTTAGGCGGCAGTGCTACTACCATTAACTTGGCGACTACTGCTAGTGACGTAGATAGCGCATACCGTGGGATGAGTATAACGCTCACTGGTGGCACTGGGTCAGGGCAAACTCGTTACATCAGCGGTTATCGGATAGACCGTGATGCTGATGATAATGTGGTCGGTCGTGTCGTTATAATAGATGGTACGTTTAATCCTGTTCCTGTTACAGGTAGTACAACGTACTCAATTGTTAGCAAAACACAGTCCGAATTGCAGTTACTATCTCCGTCTGCCATAATCGAACTGTATCAAATTACGTTATACGCAGACCTTCACGGAGTCAGCGACACCTACTATTTCCATGCAGGTACCAACGATCTCCATGCCAATGTTGTATATGACCAGAACACATACAACAGATTGCCGATAATAGCAGAGGGGTTTGAGTACTCATCAACGGGTCCACTGCCCAGGCCTAAACTACAACTATCTAACCTGTCGGATGTTGGTACACAACTCATCCTGCTATCCAATGGGTTTAACCCAGGCAGTGATCTGTCTGGTGCTACGGTAACTCGTATCCGTACACTAAAGAAATTTATTGATGCAGCCAACTATGCTCCTACATACACAGGTACATATAACCAACCAGGTACACAGACCGTTACCGTTACGATACCAGGCGGTCATACGTTGCAGGTTGGGAACAATGTTTATATCAATATTACATCGGGTAGCGCTACCGATGGACCTCGTACTTTAACAGCGATAACAGCAACAACGTTTACATATACAGCACCTGACCAACCAACAGCCAGCGGTAATGTCAATGTCTCGTATAGTGCGACGGCAGACCCGCTTGCACGGATGCCTACTGAAATTTATTTAATAGACAACAGAACACAGGAGAACCGTGATGTAGTAATGTTTGAACTAGCGGCTGCTATCGACCTAGACGGCGTGCGTATACCAAAGCGACAGGTCATTGCTAACCTATGTCAATGGAGGTATAGGTCGGTTGAATGCAGTTATACTGGTACTAATTATTTTAACAATGAGGATCAGTCGGTACCAACAGCAAACCTAGACGTGTGCGGTAAACGGCTGAGTTCATGCAAGAAGCGGTTTGGTACAGGTACGCTTCCATTTGGTAGTTTTCCAGGAGTAGGGCAACGGCGATGATTGACCAGCGGTTACTGCATTATATTAAACAACACTGCAACGAATATCCTGACCAAGAGGTATGCGGCGTTATTGCTATCCATGATGGTCGTCGTGTTTATAAACGTTGCAAAAATACAGCACTTATACCAGAACGATACTTTAGAATTTGTCCAGACGAGTTGCACGCAATACAACAACGAAGTCAAGTGATAGCGATTGTCCATAGTCATGTTGGTTCTGTAGAGCCGTCACAAACTGACCGTGAAGTTGCGGAGACAACAGCACTTCCATGGGTTATTGTTAATGCTGCTGGTGACTATACAATACTCCGTCCAGAATCATACCAAACGGCATCATTTGTTGGACGTGAGTTTTGCTGGGGTGTGCAGGATTGTTGGACGTTAGTGCGTGATTGGTATCAGGCTGAACTTGGTATTACGCTGCCTGATGCTGAACGTCCACCGATTGCATTATGGCAGATAAATCCATTGTTTGCGCAGTGGATGGACTACGGCTTCACGCGTACTACCGATATTGCCTATGGCGATATAATTGCTATGGCAATTGGCGACTCTGGTCAGCCGACTCATGCTGCCGTCTATCTAGGCAATAACCGGATACTGCATCAGGTTCCAAACCGTTTGAGTAGCGTTGATCTATATGATGGGTTTTGGCGCAATGCGACGCAGGGAGTGTATCGGCTATGCGAGTAGTACTACACGGCACATTAGCAACGCTCACGGGGCAGTCTATGTGGGATGTTAACTGCTCGTCAGCACTAGATGCAATACGTTTTATACAGGCTAACTTCGATGCATTTACGCAGTGGCTTCTTACCAACAGCGTAGTCATACGAGTAAATGACCGCATTGTGCATCCTAACGAATTGGTTGATACATTTAGTCCAGGTATCATCGACGTACTTCCAGTTGTTCATGGTGCGCAGGATGCTATATCTGGCGGTCAGATACAGTCTGCATTATCATCCGACATGTTTGGTACGCTACAGTCATTAGTACCAGATAACAGCATACGAAGCGCCTTAGCATCTGGTAACACGTCGCAGTTGCTATCGCCAATACCGTTCATTGGCACGCCATCGCTCGGCAACTACGATTCAACAACAACGGGTCTAGCACTAAACCGTCCTGAACTTCAGACTGGAGAGAGCGGCGAAAAAACGTATAATTTTAGTGGTATATCAAACTCTAGTCAGCCTGGCACGAGCGTACCAATCATCTACGGACAGCCAATCGTTGGCAGTATCGTAATTTCACTAGGCATTACTGTTGACAGCAGGTAGGTAGCATGGACGATTTAGTAATACATGGTGAATTTGGTGGTGGAGCATCTCCTCCACCACCTCCTCCACCACCACCGCCACCATTACCATTTGCACCACTGCCACCAATAACACTGGTAGATCTGCCGCCTATATACGAGCCAACAATCACGCCCAATAATCTGTTTAATGAGTCCTATGTTGATGTTCTCGAACTGATTGGGGAGGGTGAAATTGAAGGACTTAAGACACGCATACCCAACTTTGCTGGCACATACACACAGTCGGGTACTGTCATTGTTGTTACGCACAATCAGACTCGCACAATCATCCCAAAAACCAATGCAGAGTTTACGTTTACGGGCGGTGCTAGTGCTGACAATGGTGTTAGAATCATCGACTCTGTCATATCCACAACACAATTCACAGTAGTATCCAAAACAAGCCGCAACATCTCGACAGCTACGGCTGTCGCAGTGTCCAACATTATCGGACTAGATAGCATTTTTTTTGACAAGGTGCCGCTGGTTGAAGGTGATGGCAAAACCAATTTTACAAACGTTGTTGTACAGTTGGCGACTGGCACGCAATCGCAGCAACCGTTAGGCAATTTCCCTGACATTGACCAGGAGACCAATATTGGAGAAACGCTAGAACGTTCATTAAACGGTGGTGTCAAAGTCCTTCCAATACTAGATGATAACGTCGATTTTATTAAGCTGTCACTTGGTGTCCGCAGCCTAGAGCAACGCACGGAGAAGGGCGATGTGTATGGAACGAGCGTTGCATTTAGGATCGAGTACAGCTTAAACACGGACAGTGCATCACCGACCTACACGCTGGCAATGCCAGAGAGTCAGACTGTCATCAGCGGGCGCACATCGCAGCCATTTACTAAACAGTATGGGTTTGCGTTGCCATCCTCCGTCAATGGTAGGGCAGTGCGTGTTACACGACTAACGGCCGACAGTACTAGCGACATGCTACAGAATGGCACGTTTGTTAGTAGTATTAACTACATCATCACTGCCAAACTAGCATATCCAAATTCTGCTATAATCGGTCTCCGTCTGAATGCTCGACAGTTTAACAACATGCCGCAACGGTCGTACTGGGTACGTGGTCTAAAGATCTCAATCCCAGACAATGCTACTGTTGACCAAACCAATGGCAGACTCATTTATAACGGCGTGTGGACTGGCAACTTTGCAGCAGCTACATGGTGCGCTGATCCAGCATGGTGCCTATACGACATGTTGATCAAGAGTCGGTATGGCGTTGGTGAACACATTACAGCTACTCAGTTAGACAGGTGGGCATTTTACTCAGCATCGCAGTATTGTAACCAGTTAGTATCTGACGGCAAGGGCGCATTGGAACCACGGTATTTACTAAACGTGAACATCAACTCGGCTTCTGAGGCATACGATGCAGTCCAGTCAATGCTCAGCGTATTCCGTGGTATGTCCTACTGGTCGGCTGGTACGTTAACGACTGCGCAGGATAGACCAACGCCGACTTCATATATCTACAGTCCAGCAAATGTAATAGACGGCACATTTACATACTCAGGTAGCAGTGCTCGCACACGTTCTACGGCAATCATAGTTGAATGGTTTAATACGGAAACCCAGGAGATGGATTATGAGTACGTTGAGGATGCAGCACTCGTTGGTAGATATGGCATTGTCAAACGTGATGTTAAGGCAGTGGGCTGCCAGTCACAGTCTGCTGCTAATCGTCTCGGTCGTTGGATACTGTACTCCGAGCGTTATGAAACCGATGTAGTTACGTTCCAGGTGTCAATTGATGCTGGTCAGGTATGCCGTCCTGGTACCATTATTGAAGTGCAGGATCCGACTAGAGCAGGTGTAACGCTGTCTGGACGACTATCAATTGTAGATGGGACTACCATAACGGTAGACCGCAACCTAACAATAAACCGAAATGCTAACCCAAAACTGCATGTCCTTCTACCTACTGGTCAGTCGGAGTCGCAATTTATTAATACTATAAATGGCAACAGTAGCTCTGCCACACATATTGGTAACGTGTTGGGTTTGGTACAGGCATACAGTACGGCACCACTGGCAGGCACGCCATATATTGTTACCCAGGACACGCTCCAGTCACAATTGTTCCGTGTGGTTAGCGTTAGCGAGCAGGAGTTTGCATACCAAATATCAGCGCTGTATCACGACCCAAACAAGTACAACAACGTGGAGGATGGCGTTGTTCTACAGCCACGCACAGTTAGTGTACTAACACAGCCGCCAGATCCGCCTGTATCGCTTGGTCTCCGTCAGGTATTGTACGAGGAGTCTAATCAGGTAAAAATCAGAGTCATTGCATCATGGTCACCGTCTGCTCGTGCTGTTCGTTATAACATTGCCTACAAATATACGGAGTATGGTACCTGGGTTAATGACACTGTTGAGGTATGTAGCTATGAAATCAGCGATGCTTCTAGCGGTCCGTATACTGTACGAGTAACCGCAATTAGTGCACTAAATCGTCGTAGCAACTATGCAGAAGTTACGCAGAACATGGACGGTTTGCTCGCACCACCAGGACAGGTACAAAATTTTAATTCATCGCAGATTAACCAAACCACGATGCTGCTAACGTGGGATTCAACCATCGACCTTGATGTACGTGTCGGCGGCCATGTCGAAATTCTGCACACACCAACAGTTGGTGCATCTAACTATAACGTTGGAAATCTGGTAGCATATATAGCTGGGTCATCTACGTATGCAACAGTGCCTGCGATGACTGGCACGTATATGGCTAAATTTGTAGACTCTAGTAATGTACGGTCAACGACTGCATCATTCATCAGCACCACTATCCCGTCATTGTTTGAGTACAACGTAGTTGCTACATCAACACAGCATCCATCCTTTAGCGGTACCATTAGCACGAGCGCATCAATGACGGGTACCTATGGAGCTGGACTGCTAGGGTCTACCGTAGTTGTTAACCGTCCTGCTGATTCAGTTATTGCCACCATTACCACGCCAGTCGCTCATGGGTTGCAAACTGATAATGGCATCAGGCTGAGTGCATCCACACTAAACTGTAGTTTGCCAGTTGTTGAACGCACATACGCAGTAACTCGTATTGATGATGTTACGTTGCAGTTAGTAACTGGCAATACGTTCGGAGAGTGGTTTGATACAATACTGGATTTTGATCTATATCCTGACATAGACACTAACCCATCATCTAGTATCGTCAATGGCAGTGCTACGGTAGTTGCACTTAATACCACCGATGACCTAGTGCGACGGTCTGACGGGTTGTTAATTGCTGAGTACGGAGATTTTGATTCAATAATCGATTTAGATGCCTATGGCAATGCCGGAGGGTTTGATGCAATCCCTGACATGGACGCACTACTTAACAATGTAGATGACGAGTTGCCAGCTACAATTACATTTGATACTGCCTATGGTCTTAAAGCAGGTGGCACCTACACCTACTCTAATGTGGCAGCGTTCAATAACCTCGGTGCTGCATACCCAAACTGCGAGGCACTGACAACATTAACGGTAGATGGATTTAATATCGGCAATACGGTTGACGACTACCCAATCCTACTAGATGAGTCAGTTGTTCCTGCTGTTGAAAACATACTGAACTGGGATAGCAATGACGTTGATATATTGGCTAACGTGTATCCATATCGGCGAGAGTCGGATGATGGTATTACATGGTCGGATTGGTTCCCGGGCTATCGGTCAGTCACGTCCTCGCAATACCAGGAATGTAAATTGACGTTTGTATCTAGCAACCCGTTACACAATATACTTTGTATGGAGTGTCAGACGACCATCGACGTGCCTGAATATCAACTAATTGGCAATGACCTAACCAATCCAGTAGTGACCTTTAACCCACCATTCCACTCTAATCCGTACATAGCGATCACGGTTGAAAACGGAGCGGCTGGGGACTACTATACTATAGGGAGAACTGTAGTGTCAGGCAAAACAACGGGCATGACTATGACGTTTTACAATAGCAGTGGCACTATAGTTAATCGCACATTTGACTATTTAGCACGAGGTTATTAGAATGACACGGCATGATTATGACATAGCAAACGGTTCTGGTTCAGCGGTACGAGCAGACATCAACCAGGCACTAACTGCTATCCGTACCAGTAATAGCGGTTCTGGTACCAGCGGTCTGACGATGTTCCCATATCTAACCTACTGCGATACTACAGACGATGGCATGCGTCAGATTGCTAGTGATGGCTCTACGGTTCGCGGCGTGCGATTGTTTCAGCCGCAGGTTGTAACGTCATTAAATGACGTGAATAACGCTGCCCTGCTAACCATCAGTGCAACTGCATCTGCCGTTAATGCTGTTACGTTAACCAATGCTGCGACTGGTAACAGCCCATCGTTAGCAGCATCTGGCACTGATACTAACATCAACCTAACGTTATCACCAAAGGGGTCTGCTAGTGTCCTGCTAGGCACGGGTACAGTAACTAACCCGTCGTTTGCATTTACGGGCGATACAAATACTGGCATCTACCAACGAGCAGCAGACATGGTTGGCATCGTTGAGGGTGGCACTGGTTATCCAGTCGGTTACCGTAATACACCATCTTCGGGAGCCGAAAAAACAACAGCGTACACGTTGACTACTGCTGACTGTGGCAAGCTAGTAACAATTGGTACTAGCGGATCAGTTGTGGTTCCAAGCGACTTTAATGCTGGCGATATCGTTTATTTGTTTAACAATACTAGCGGTACTGTTAACGTAACTAAGGGGTCGATTACGACTCTATACCAGAGCGGCAGCAATACAGCGCAAACAACGATTACGATGGCATCACGGACAATGGCTGCCATACAGTTTATATCAAACACAGTGGCTGTTTTTTTTTCAGGAGCAGCAAGCTCTAGCAGTACTGCATTTAACCTAGACTACCTAATTATTGGTGGTGGTGGTGGTGGTGGTAATCAAGTAAGTAGTGGTTCTGGTGGTGGTGGTGGTGCTGGCGGCTATATAAATTCGTTAACTGGCGAGTCCTACGGCGGCGGTGGCATTAAGCAATTTACTATATCAATCACACCAAGTACAACACAGTATACAGTAACTGTTGGTGCTGGCGGTGCTAGCTCTACGTCAGGCAGTAATAGTGACTTTGGTAATAGTGTCCTTGGTTTTATAACGGCTATTGGTGGTGGAGAAGGTGCAACTTCTGCTTCTGATGCTGGTAGTGGCGGTTCTGGTGGCGGAGGTTATGGCTCTAGTCGACCACCTGGTTCGGGTACTGCTAATCAAGGTTATAGTGGCGGTTCTGGCATTTCCATCAGCCTCCAGGGTGGTGGCGGTGGTGCTGGAGCAGTTGGTAGTAATTCCACAAGCTCTAGTGCTGGTGCTGGCGGTGCTGGATTATCTAGTTCAATAACGGGCACCTCAGTTACTAGAGCAGGTGGAGGTGGAGGTGGTGCCAATGCTGGTGCTGGTGGTGCTGGTGGATCAGGTGGTGGCGGTGCTGGTGGTTTTGGTGGTTTTAGTTCTGGTGGTGGTGGTGCTGGCACAGTTAATACAGGCGGTGGTGGCGGTGGTGCCAGCGCCAACCAAATTACCGGTACTTCTGGTGGTGCTGGCGGCAGTGGCGTTGTCATCCTCCGTTATGTTACTGCCGACTATAGCGGCACTAGAACTACAACTGGTTCACCATCAGTTACAACATCAGGTATATATACAATCCTCACCTTTAATTCCAGCGGTTCAGTTACATTTGGAGTATAAATATGGCACACTTTGCACAGGTTAGTAATGGTATTGTTCAAAACGTAATCGTAGTCGGCAATGATGTATGCGGTGAACCTGACGTACAATATCCAGAGACGGAGCCACGAGGTCAGGCATTTATCGCTAGCCTCGGGCTAACTGGTACTTGGTTACAGACTAGCTATAATAATAACTTTCGTGGACAGTATGCTGGTATCGGCTATCTCTATGATGCTACGTTAGATGTATTCAAACCACCTACAACGGAGGATGACAATGGCTGACGATGATGATAGACCAACTAGTTTCCTTGAGTCGCTAATCAGCTCTAGCCCAGGACTCATCTATGCGGGTCTTGCTGGCATTGCTGGACTAATCCTATCGTTGCAACTACGACTAACAGAACTCGACGTTAAAATGACTGCGGTACAGGAGACCTTAAAAGAACAGGCGGGAGCTAACAGTTCCCGCCTGCAACAATTAGAAAACCGTGTACGCGACCTAGAGATCAATACTAGCCGTAGTACGCACCGACCCTGATTATCGACACTAACTTTCGTGGCAAATCGTCTGCCACTTGTCACCGAAATCCTTCACTGCACGGCGTTTAGCGTGCTTAAACACTATCGGAGTGTTCCTAGCGTCAATGGCGATATTCCGAGTCAACTTCTTGTCGGGTAGTGCCATGAATGAAGGAACCTGGAACTGTTGAGCCTCCATAATATGCTCAGCAACAGCCCTTACCTGTCGGCAGTACCGAATATGCGCTTCATGGTCTCCAACAGGGTTGACAGTGGCAAATATCGTGGCTAATGCAATGCTTAACATGTCTATCTCCTAGTAGTGCAAATGTAACATGTGAACAACAGCAATAGTAATATGCTG